CAATCGCTCGGACACTCATCGGTAGTTTTGCGATAAGGGTTGCGTATTAAAAGGGAGAGACAAATATGGCAACGAAAAAAACGAAAACAACAAAAACAGCCGTTAAAAAGCCGAGAACGACTAAAACGGCTGTCAAGAAGATAAAGGCGGTGGCAAAAACAAGGGAGCAGACCGAGTATGACAGACTCTCGGTGCTCTATCAGAACATTCCGAGCAACAAAAGGGCATTGGTTGACGGACTTTTGTGGCAGGCAGCGAGGTTAAGGGTATCACTTGATGACCTTTATGCCGATCTGCAAAAGAACGGCAACACGGAGATGTTCAAACAGGCAAACGATGGAGTCGAGTTCCCGAGAGAGAGACCAGAGTCTAAAATCTTTGCCACAAGAGACAAGAGTTATCTGTCTATCATCAAAAAACTCGATGAGCTGTTACCGGTGCAAGAAGTCAAGTCGGGTTTTGCAAAGTTAGGCGATGACTAATTACATATACGAGTATTTTCAAGCCATCAAAGACGGCTCGATAATCGTAGGACAGTGGATATTACTACTCTATGAGTACATAGTAAAGGGTCTTGAAAACAAGACCTTTTATTTTGCACCAAAAAAGGCAAACAGAGCGATCAAGTTTATTGAGAACTATTGCCATCACTCAAAGGGTCGTAATGATCTGCTCGTTCTCGAGTTATGGCAAAAGGCACTTGTCTCCGTCATCTTTGGTGTAGTCGATGAAAATAATTACAGACAGTTCCGAGAGGTCGTTCTCGTAGTAGCGAGAAAAAACGGCAAGTCATTATTCGCAGCGGCAATAATGGCTTATGTCTCATTCTTGGATGAGGAATACGGAGCGGAGATATACTGTCTCGCTCCAAAGTTAGACCAAGCCGAGATAGTCTATTCCTGCTTTTGGCAGATGTGTCAATCAGAGGATGACCTAAAAGACAAGATACAAAAGAGGGGTAGGCTGTCTGACTACTATATTGAGGACTCAAATACAGTAGTCAAAAAAGTTGCTTTTAATGCAAAGAAGTCAGATGGCTTTAACCCTCACCTTGTTGTATGCGATGAGGTCGCATCCTGGGTAGGAGACCCAGGCAAGAAACAATACGAGGTAATGAAGTCAGCTCTCGGTGCGAGAAAACAACCTATGATCTTGAGCTGCACTACATCGGGATATGTAAACGAGGGCATCTACGATGAGTTGGTCAAAAGAGGAACGAGATTTCTGCTCGGTGATTCCAAAGAGCAGAGACTCCTACCCGTCTTTTATATGATTGACGATGTAGACAAGTGGAACGACATAAACGAACTCGCTAAATCTAACCCGAACCTCGGAGTAAGTGTATCGGTAGACTATATGCTCGAAGAGATAGCGATAGCCGAGGGTTCTCTGTCCAAAAAGGCAGAGTTCTTAACAAAGTATTGTTGCATCAAACAATCGAGTTCACAGGCTTGGTTATCCACAAAGGATGTAGACGATGCCGTAAGTGAACCGATCAGACCCGAACAGTTTAAGGATTGTTATGCGGTCGGAGGTTTAGACCTCTCCATGACTACGGACTTGACGAGTGCCTGTCTCGTAGTCGAGAAAAACGAGACAGAATACGTTATGTCTCACTATTGGCTCCCTGCCGATAAGTTGGATGAGGCAATAGCGAGAGACGATATACCTTATCGGGAGATGATAGAACGGGGGTTCTTATCTCTGTCCGGTGAGGGGTTTGTCGATTATAACGATGTTTTTATGTGGTTCGTATCACTGGTGCAGAACTACAAGATAATGCCGTTGGTCATCGGTTACGACAGATATTCAAGTCAATATCTCGTGCAACAGATGAAAAATGACGGAGGCTTTTTGATGGATGATGTATACCAGGGTTGGAATATGACCCCTGCCATCAACAAGTTAGAGGGAGAACTCAAAGAGGGCCGTATAAAAATCGGAGACAATGCACTTTTGAGGGTGCATCTGTTAGACACGGCTCTGCAAAAGGACAGAATGACCAAGAGGGTCAAGATAGTCAAGTTAAATGAATATAGCCACATAGACGGAACGGCTGCTCTTCTTGATGCGTTAATCGTCAAGGATAAATGGGCAGGCAATTACGGCAGGCAATTAAAAAACGAGTGAGGACACGGCAAAATGGGACTTTTAGAGAAACTCTTTCCCAAGAAGTATAGGACTCCTATACAAGCAGACAGGTGGGAGCCTTTAACAGCTTATCGAGCAGCCTTTACCTCTTGGAGAGGTGAGATCTACGAGTTCGATCAAGTGCGTAGTGCTATTGACACTCTCGCACGGAACACGGGCAAATTACAGATTGAGATGCCTGGTTCCGCAAAAGGCAAGATGAGAACCAAACTCAAGATCAGACCGAACGATTATCAGACCTGGTATCAGTTTTGGTACAGAACGAGAACTATCTACGAGATGCAGAATAATGCGATCATCGTACCGATTCTCGGAGAGTATGACGAGATAGTCGGTCTGTTTCCGGTTCTGCCATCAGCTTGCGAGGTGGTGCAGACCAAGACGGGCAGAGAATATCTCCGTTATAAGTTTGCAGACAATCAGACGGCTGCGATGGAGTTGGAGAGATGCGGTATCATCACCAAGCATCAGTATAAAAATGACATCTTTGGTGAGAGCAATTCCGCTCTTAACTCAACACTCACAGTGTTAGACCTTAACAAGCAGGCTATTAAAGCTGCGGTTGAGGGTTCTAACTCATATAAGTTTATGGCAAAGATGAATAACTTTGCCAAAGACGAGGACATCGCAAAAGAGAGGCAGAGAGTAAAAGAGGCTAATCTCAAAGACAGAGACGGGTTCCTCTTGCTCTTCTCTAACCTTATCGGAGAACCCAAGCAGATAGACTATCATCCGTTCACTCTTGATGATAAGCAGCTCACGATTATTGATTCCAATATCGAAAAGTATTTTGGAGTCTCGGCAGAGGCGATCAAGAATGAACTCACGGGTGATAGAGCATCCGCATTCTACGAGGGTGCTATCGAACCGTTCTCGATACAGGCATCCGAGGTCATAACGAATATGCTCTTTACCCCGATTGAGCAATCAACGGGCAATATGTTTATGCTCACGGCAAACCGCATTCAGTTTATGACCAATTCCGAGAAGTTATCTATCAGCTCATCTATGGCAGACAGAGGTCTGATGACCATAAACGAGATTAGAGAGATATGGAACCTCGCACCTATCGAGGGTGGAGACAGATTGGTGGCTCGTGGAGAGTATTACTACATGGACCCGACATCTGACGATTCAAAACAGACACAGGAGGAAACGGATAATGCCGAGTAAGGAAAGAGAATACCGCACGATGGAATTAAGGGCGGTCAAACAGGGCGATATACCCACAGGTGAGGACTTTATCGTAGAGGGTTATGCAACAACCTTTGACGATGAGTACGAATTATGGAGAGAGCCTGGTTACATCGTTATGGAAAAGGTAGACAGAGATGCCTTTAAGGACACTGATATGTCTGATGTCATCTTTCAGATTGACCATCAAGGCAGAGTCTTTGCCCGTACCCGTAACAATTCTTTGAGTCTCAAGGTCGATGAACACGGACTCAAGACCAGGACAGATTTAGGACTCACGGAGTCATCCCGTAGCGTATACGAGGACATTAACGCAGGTCTCTACGACAGAATGAGTTTCGCATTTACTGTCGATAAGGACTCATATACAGAGGAAGAGCGAGACGATGGCACTGTAATCATCACGAGAACCATTCTCGGAGTAGGAAAACTCTACGATGTAAGTGCCGTTAGTTTCCCTGCTAACCCTAACACTGACATTTCTGCTCGTTCAAAAGACCTCATAGACGGAGAGATCAAGAGGTTTGAGGCGGAGAGACTTCACGAGAGAGAAATAAACGAACAGAGAGCGGAAGTTCTCGCAAAACTCAATTCCATATTGGAGGACACATCTAATGGAAATTAAAGAAATGAACATCGAGGATGTCGAGGCTCGTGCATCCGAGATCAAGAGCGAGATTGCCGAGGCTACGGAGGAAAGAATCGCAGAACTCAAGGCAGAGGCAGAACAGCTCGAGGAAAGAAAAAACGAGTTAAAGAGGCTCGCAGACGAGGCAGAAGAGGCTCGTAAGGCGGTTGCCGAGGGTGAGACTCCCATCGCAGAAACTAAAGAAGTCATTACGGAGGAAAGAAAAATGACAAACGCAGAAGTTATTAAGTCAACAGAGTACAGAGACGCATTCAAGAAGTACATCCTCACAGGTAAGGATGAGGAATGCCGTTCACTTCTCACAGAGAACGTAGCAGGCGGTAAGGTTCCCGTACCCGAGATCGTTTACGACATCGTTAAGAACGCTTGGGAGAAAGAGGGTCTCATGGCTCTTGTTAAAAAGACATACCTCAAGGGCAACCTCAAGGTAGGTTTTGAGATTTCCGCAGATGGTGCGGTTATCCACACAGAGGGTGACAACGCTCCCACAGAAGAGAAGTTGGTCATCGGTGTTGTTGAGATCGTTCCTATGTCCATCAAGAAGTGGATTACAATTTCTGACGAGGTTGTTGATATGGACTCTGGTGCGTTCATTCAGTATGTATACGATGAACTCACATATCAGATCGCTAAAAAGGCAGCAGATACACTCATCGCAAAGATCGAGGCTTGCGGTACAGTATCAACAGACACTCCGTCTACCAACGTAGCCGTTCCGGTTGTTGAGGCAGACTCTATCGCTCTGAACACAATCGCTAACGCTATCGCACAGCTCTCTGACCAGGCTGCTAACCCCGTAATTGTAATGAACAAGCAGACATTCGCAGCTTTTAAGGCGGTGCAGGCTGCAGGCTCTTACGGATATGACCCGTTCGAGGGTCTCCCCGTAGTATTCAACAACTCCATTACCGCATACAGTGCAGCTACAACAGGCGTAACTTATGCAATCGTTGGAGACTTTGGCGAGGGTGCTATCGCTAACTTCCCTAATGGCGAGGACATCACAATCAAGTACGATGAACTCTCACTCGCAGAAAAAGACCTCGTTAAGTTGGTCGGTCGTGAGTTCGTTGGTATCGAAGTTGTTGGCCCCAAGTCATTCGTTAAGATTGCAAAGGCATCAGAGTAATATCGATCATTTATGCCTAAAGTAAAGGAGAGACACTCATGGCAAAAATACTGATATGCGTTCCTTGTATGGATATGGTAGCGAGCGGTTTTGCACAATCGCTCGCTATGCTCCAAAAGGGCGGTAACGAGACGGCAATAATGTTTCAAGTAGGAAGTCTGATCTACGAGGCGAGAAACAAACTCGCAAAGCAGGCAATCGAGATGGGTGCGGAGTACACCATGTGGTTTGATTCCGATATGATATTCCAACCGGACACGATGTTACGATTGCTTGACCACAAGGCTCCCATTGTTTCGGGTGCTTATTTCAGACGAAAACCTCCGTATCACCTGGTCGCATTCGATGAATGCGATCTCGAGAACAGAAAATGGACAGACTTACCTCTGCCAAGTGAACCCGTCACTTGTGGCGGTGTAGGGTTCGGATGTGTTTTGGTTAAAACTGATGTGCTCTTTGAGGTTGCATCGAAGTTTCAAAACTGGTTCGAGCCGTTAAACGGCTTTGGTGAGGACTTGTCATTCTGTTGGAGGGCAAGACAGTGCGGTTATGACATCTTACTTGACCCGACTATAAGCTGCGGTCACGTTGGTCAGATTGTTGTTAATGAGGGTTTTTACAAGGCTTATGCGGAGGGTACAAAATGAAAGTATTGGTTAAGGCTCCATTCTTTGATGAGAGAGGCATACATAAAAAGGGCGACATCGTAGATGTTGATGCAAAGAAATTCAGACCCGAGTATATGGAACCCATCGAAGAGAAGAAAACAGAAAAGGTCGAAAAGGCTATCAAGACAGATAGCAAAAAGACTACAAGAAAGAAAGGTTAAAGATTTTATGGCTGTTACAACCGCATTTCTGAATAAAGTAAAGACGGCTCTCCGAGTTTCCTTTACTGTTACAGCTCTCGATACGCAGATCACTGATCTTATCGATGAGGCAATCTTGGACTTGACGGCAACAGCCGACATCAAGACCTTTACGACATCAGATGCAGACCCTATGCAGACGGGAGCCGTTATTGCCTATGTCTCATATCGTTGGTTCAACGATGAGAGATATAAGACCGCTTACGATGATCTAAAGGCAAAGATGGCACTGTCCAAACAGTATAGGAGTGTGATGCTCGATGAGGAATAATGTGTATCAGATAAGCCTTGTTACGATTGAGACCGAAAAGGATGAACTCAATCAAGTCGTAGAAAAGGAACGAGATACAACAACGATATTTGCAGAGATAGGCTCCGTCTCACAGACGGAGTTTTTTAGTGCAGGCAGACTCGGCTTGCAGCCGTCATTAAAGGCGATCGTATACGATTTTGAGTATAACGATGAACCCATTGTTAAGGTCTATTTCTCCGGTACAAAGATCAAGCTGTACTCGGTATACAGAACCTATCACATAAACGGCTCTGACAAACTCGAATTATATCTCGAAGAGAGGGGAGGCACTAAAGATGAACCAAGTTCAGATGATAGCGATTCTTGATACCCTCTCGATTCCGTCATTCTATGACCATGCTCCCGTAGGCACGAGATTGCCGTTCCTGGCAATCCACTCGGAGCAACCCGATAACTTTGTAGCCGATAACCAGGTCTTTTGCGAAAAGTACAATTTTCGCATAGACCTCTACTCTGTTGAGAAGAGTCTTACCCTCGAGAACGAGATCAAGACTCTGTTAAATAACAACGGCATAGCCTGGTTCAAGACAGAGCAATATCTTGACGATCAGAGCTGTTGGGAGACCGAGTTCACATTCGATGTTTTGGGAGACTATGTACCTCCCGAACCCGATGAGGGCGGTGATGGAAATGGGCCGTAAGGGTGAAAACCATCGCTCGGGTGAACAGGTCGTTATCGTTCTCGGTGAGGGCATATCGGGTCAGAGTGCAGACCATCTCGCAAAGACCATAAACGAGGAATTATTAAACCTCGGTGTTGCCGTCAAGAGGTTTTCGATGAGGTCGGCAAAGAGGCGGTCAAGAAATTAAAAGAGACCTCTCCAAAGAATGAAAAATCTCCACAAAAAGGCAGATACGCAAAAGGGTGGACTTACGAACGAGGTAGGTCAACCTATAACAATCAGAGCAAGGTTAAGGGTGTTGTACGAAACAAGACAGACCCTCAACTTACACACATCCTCGAGTACGGACATCCTCTCGTGAGAAATGGCGAGGTAGTCGGTAATGTCGAACCCATCGAACATATCGGCCCCGTAGCGGAGTGGTGTGCAGATGAAATTGATAAAAGATTAAGTAAAAAGTTAGGAGGATAACTAACATGGCAAACAATAAGGTCAAGTTTGGTCTTAAGAATGTCCATTATGCACTCGTAACAGAGACAGTTGTAACAACGGGAGCAGATGCAGGCAAGACAGTTTCGAGTTATGGAACTCTCAAGGCTCTTGCAGGTGCGGTCTCTCTCTCTATGAGCAGCTCTGCAACTAAATCAGTATTCCGTGCAGATAATGAGGACTATTATGTCTCATATGGACAGGGCGGTTACGAGGGAGACCTCGAAGTAGCAAAGGTTAATGAGGACTTCTTAAAGGATGTTCTCGGTTATCTCGAGGATGATGACAATATTCTCGTAGAGTCGGGAGCTGCATTCAAGACAACAAATTACTTTGCACTCGTATTCGAGTTTGACGGAGATCAGCAGGCTACAAAGCATTGTCTCTATAAGTGCTCTGCGAGCAGACCTAACATCGCATCACAGACCACTGGTGAGGGCGGTTCCACAGAACCGCAGACAGAGACAGTAACTATCACTGCGGTTCCGAGAGTAGACGAGGATAAGTACATTCATTTGCAGACCCAGGACACGACATCCACAGCCGTTGTAGAGGCTTGGTATTCCGCTGTTCCGGTTCCTACATTCACACCTTAAACAAGGTAACAGAGGGAGACTCGATTCGGGTCTCCCTTTTTTAATAACAAAAGAGAGGTATCACAAAATGAAGAGACAGATCAAATTAAATGACAGAGAAATTACGCTCAAGAGTTCCGCAGCTACGAACATCCTTTACAAAAAGGCTTTTGGTGAGGACATCCTCGTAAAACTGACGGCATACACAAAGAACGTAAAAGAATTAAAGGCTATGCAGGAAAAGGTAGCCGAACTCAAAAATGACACTAACAAGACCCAGGAAGAGAAGTTGGCAATAATGAACGAGATGGTTAATTCCGATGTTTTCATCTCATCAAACAAGTTCACACAGGAAACTCTCCCGAGGCTTGCATACATTATGTATATCGAGGCTAATGCCTCCATCGAGGACATATTCTCAAAACTTAATAATGAACAGTACCTTATTTGGTTAATGTCCATTGACCAAGACGAGTTGACATCGTTAAGCGGTGAGGTTATGGACTTGTGGCAGGCAGGAGCCAAAACACACTCAACCCCAAAAAACTGAACAGACCTCTCGATAGGGAATACAACACAGCCGTATATTTCTTGAGATGCAAACAGATAGGGTTTTCACTCTATGAGCTGTTCGATCTTGATTACGGCTTTGTTTCGGATGTGATTATCGAGGGGTCTAACGATCACGCAAAATACGACTATAAGGCTACGCAAACAGATTTTGATAGTGCGTTCAAGTAGTCGGAGATAGGAGGCAGACATGGCAAGCAAGATAGTTGGCATTACTGTTGACATCGAGGGTAAAACCTCCGGACTTACCAAGTCTTTACAAGAGGCTAACTCATCCATTAACAAGACCACATCTGCTCTTAAAGATGTAGACAAAGCCTTGCAGCTTGACCCTACGAACGTAGACTTGCTCGCTCAAAAAGAGGCTTTACTCAATAAGCAGATAGAGCAGACAAGCGACAAACTCGACATAATGAAACAAGTTGCCGAGGATGCTAACGCAGCTCTTGAGCGAGGCGATATTACCCAGGAACAGTATGCTCAATTAACCGCAGAGATCGTTAAGACAGAGACGGCTCTCGGTCAGTTAGAGGATGAGGCTAACGGCTCTGCCGATGCTCTCGACAGTACCGCAGATGCAGCCGATAACGCAGGAGGCGAGGCAGAAGAGGCATCGGTCGATATGGAGGCACTCGGTGAGGCTGCCGAGGTCGCAGGAGAGGTAGCGGTAGCAGCTTTGGAGGCTATCGTGGTCTCTGCGGTTGCCGTTGGTACGGCTATTGTAGCTGCTACAACAGAGGCAAGCACGGCACTGGTCAATATGACCACAGAGACGGCAAGTGCAGCCGATGAGATAAATACTCTCGCAAAGACTACGGGGTTATCCACAGATACACTCCAAGAGTTGAATTATGCCTCCAATTTGCTCGATGTAAGTACAGAAACAGTAACGGGTTCGATGACCAAGTTATTGAGAACGATGTCGAGTGCCTCCGATGGTTCTGCTACGGCTATGGCAAAGTTCGAGGACTTGGGCATAGCCATTTATGATGTAGACGGCAATTTGAGAAGTACCGAGGATGTCTTTTGGGATGCCATAGATGTCCTCGGTCAAATTGACAACGAGACCGAGCGAGATGCAGCGGCTATGGACTTGTTCGGCAAGTCGGCAAAGGAACTCAATCCGCTTATCATGGCAGGCTCCGAGGCATTCGCAGAACTCGCAGAAGAGGCTCACGATGTCGGTTATGTAATGGATAACGAGACACTCGATGCCTTTAATGGTCTCCAAGACAATATGGACAGAATGAGCAATACGGCTCAAGCGATGGAGCAGAGTTTCGGACAGGTTCTGTTGCCTCTGCTTACGGATATGAGCGGAGATGCCGTATCACTTATGGGTGAGTTCTCGGGTGCGTTATCCGAGACGGGTGGAGACATAGATCAGATCGCATCGGTCATCGAGAATTTTGCTCCCCAGGCGGTTGCCCTCGTAGAGCAATATGTACCGAAAATACTGACCATAATTCAATCCGTCATTTCTGCCGTCATTCCGGTTGTAATGTCTTTGGCTCCACAGCTCATCAGTTTGGCAGGCTCCATCATAGAGCAGATTGCAATTTCTATTTCCGAAAATGCAGAGTCATTTATCTCGGCTTTTGCGAGCCTGTTTGAGTCTCTGACAAATTCAGTGGCGGTTTTATTGCCCGTTCTGATTCCTTTGGCGGTAGAACTCATCTCTGCTCTTGTTAGCGGTCTGATCGATAATGCAGGTCTTTTGGTAGAGGGTGCTCTGTCCATTGTAGACACACTCTGCGATACGCTTTTGTCTCCCGATAATGTGGAGACTCTGATTCTCGGAGCATCGAGCCTTATCACTACTCTGCTTGAGGGTCTGACAGTTGCCTTGCCGAAACTGATTCCTGCTGCGTTGGGTGCAATATTGACCATCGTAGACACTCTGCTCTCAAGCGGATGTTTGGGTCAGATTTTAGAGGCAGCTTTGACCCTTATCACTACATTGGCTCAAAGTCTGATTGAGTATTTGCCCGTATTGATTTCATATCTGCCACAGATCATACTCGGCATCGTGAAATTCTTGACGGGCGATGCTTTGCCCGACATCATACGGGCAGGCTTTACCCTTATCACTTCTCTGCTCGGTGCTTTGCCCGACATCCTCGCTGCCATCTTGGTCGGCTTGGGTGAACTCATCGCAGGGATGTTTGAGTACATCACGACAGACGGAGCAGATGACATATTAGAGGCATTCCAAGCAGCTTTTGACGGCATTATCGCAGGAGCATCAACTTGGGGTTCTGACATCATTCAGAACCTCATAGACGGCATCACTTCTATGCTCGGTTCTTTGGGCGATGCGGTAGCAAGTGCAGCTCAAGTAGTCGCAGACTTCTTGCACTTCTCTGAACCGGATAAAGGCCCGTTATCAGACTTTAACGAGTCGGGTGCGGATATGGTTCAAAACTTTATCAAGTCTATGGAGTCAGAACAGGCAGACCTCGAGAATGCACTCTATGACACGGCAAGCATTATCAACAGAGGATGGGATAACTCATTCGAGATCAGTGCTAATGCAGCCGTAAGACATACCAACGATTTTGACAGTGGTTTTGCAAACATACAGAGTGCTATCAGTTCGATGCCTGGTGCGGATGGCGGTACATGGATATTCCCTATCTACATAGGCGGTGAGCACGTTGACTCACTCGTAGTGGATGCACTCGATCGCTATAACTATCAGACGGGAGGACACTAATGTTAGGTTATTACTTGAAATTTAACAATGAGGCATTTCCGAACCCCATCACTCCAACAATGTCCTCTAAAACATTGGAAAATGTTACACAGAGCGAGGCAGGAACAGACCTTGTATGTGTTATCAGACCATCCAAAAAGTCTTGGAGTTTTAAGTTTAATCTGTCCTCACATAAGAGAGACATACTCAAGGCTCTATGTGAGGATGAAACTACAACGATGTCGTATATGGGCAATTCCTACACAGTAAGAGTAAGAGATTACCAGGAAAAACTCGTGCAGAACTCGGAGTGGGTAAATAACTCCGAGGGTCTGTATGAGGTAACAGTAAAAGTAACGGAGTTCTAAAGATGTATACAATCTCGGATGAATACAGAGCAAAGATGTTCGATCAGATACAGACTCATAAGCTGACCGGAACCATCGACACATCAATCTCATTCACTGGTGATGATGTCATCGGTGTGTCTTATACAAACAGATGCACGGATAAAAAGGTCTCCATCGGTTCTGTAAACATCGGAGTGCTCAAACTCACATTCCTTAAAGACTTGCTCAATCGTGGAGATTATTACGGCAAGAAGATCACACTCTCTGACTCACTTCTCACGGGTTATGATGAGAACGATATGGAGGTTTGGGAGTCTGTACCCATAGGAGTGTTTTATGTTGCAGAGGCTACATGGACAGCGGAGGGGATGGTCGATGTTACGGCATACGATTGTCTCTCAAAGTTGGATATGCCTCTTGCCATAGCACAAACAAGCGGTTATCTGTATAACTTCTGCGAGATAATCGAACTCCACACGGGAGCAGAGTTCGGTATGACCCAGGAAGAGTGCGAGGCACTCAATATGGGTGATGCTCTGATCTCCCCATACGAGGACAACGATATGACCACATACAGAGATATGGTCAGTAAGTTGGCTCAATTAGTCGGAGGCTTTGCATATGCCGATCGCTCGGGTAAATGGAGACTCAAGGCTTTTAACAATACATCAATCTTGAGCATCGGAAACACGAGAAGATTTAGCGGTGCGAAGTATTCAGACTTCCAAACTCGCTTTGATGGTATGACATACCAGGATGTTATGACTACGGGAGAGACGTTCTATGTCGGAGACCCCGATGGCTTTGTAATGGAATTGGGTAATAACCCATTTCTGCAATACGGCTCACCTGGTATCGTTAAGGGCCGAGTACAATCAATCTATGACATCGTGCAGACAATGACCTATACACCTTTTGATGTCGGTCTCTTGCCTGCGTTCTGCGTAATGGACTTGGGCGATGTGGTCTCGTTTACAAACGATTATACGGGTAGCACATCAACGGGTTGCTTGATGCAGATTACATGGACTTATAACAAGTCATTCAAAGTACAGTGCTTTGGCTCCAATCCTAACTTACGGAGCGGTCAGAGCAAGGCAGATCACGCAGCAAAGGGAGCGAGTTCTGCTAACAAGGATGGTCGTATATCCACATTCGTTTCTACGAACATCCAACAGCTCGTTATTGATTCCGTAAAACAGGAGATATTGAGAACGATGTTCACCACATCAAGTTCTCAAGCTGTACTCACTTTGACAGAGGTTAAGTTCAATCTCGATGAGCCTGGGTCTGTTGAGGTCTATTACTATCTCAACGGAGAGGAATTGGCATACGTTCCTACAGAGAACTACTCCGAGGCAGGCTTGCATACGTTATCGCTTATGTACCCTTTGGAGGGTCTCGAAAAGGACAGAAAATACCGCTTTGTAGTAAAGATGAAAACATCGAGCGGTCTTGTCATCGAACCACTGTCTGCCAGGACTTACGTTCAAGGTACGGGTTTTGATCTTACCGGACAGTTTGACGGCTTTATCGAGATCGAGGATGAGATTTATCTCATTGGCTTTGGCTATCTTGATGCTTTGGGTGCATCGGAGACAGTAATAGTTGACGATTCCATCGAGGCAGACGGCAACAACGTATCAGATAACATCAATTTCTACACGATAGCGACTATGAGCCTGTTTGCTCTGTCAGATTATGTAGACATATTACTACAAGGCAATCTGCCGATATTGTGCGAGGACAGTGAATACTTGCTCACAGAAGATGAGCAGAGATTATTAACAGAGTGAGGTAAAAGATTATGCCTAAAATATCAGAATTGCCGAGTGTATTGACACTCGATATTAACGATGTAGCTGCATTTGTTTCCAAAGATAACCAGAACGTAGACCAGACTATGAAAGTCAAGGTCTCGGAGGTTGCCACAAAGGTCGTAAATAACATCGAGTATGGTTCTCTTAATACCTCCGATAAAAAGGTCTTGGGAGCGATCAACGAGGTAAACGGCAAAGCAAAAGAAAACCTATCCGACCTTACCGACACTACCATAACAACCCCGTCAAACGCTGATTTGCTTGCATACGACAGTAGCACGTCTAAATGGGTAAACACAGACCTAAAAGGACAGGCAAGCGGTAGCATAGCGACATTTAATAATGGCGGTGATGGTATTCCTTGTAGCGTGGAGTGCGATATTAACCCTACACAAAGCGGTAGCGGCACACCAAGCCCAAGCAACCCAAGACCTATAAGCGGTGTTAGCAACCTTGATATTTCCGTTGCTGACGGGGATATGGTAGTTCAGCACACCCACACACTCTCACTTGGCGAAACTGTTTACGGTGGTAGGCTTGCTTATTCAAATGGCGAATGGAGTCTTGTGGCGACATACGGGATTATTGATATGGGTACGATAAACTATCAGTATGTATCTCCATTGGCGAGTATGGGTGTTTTTCCTTTTGAAATAACAGGAAGAAAACTGGGCGGTGAATTTTTATCCGAACAGTATCAATCATTTCCTCATCAAACATCGTGGGGGCAGAATGACCTAACATTGATTGCTATTAACGATTATCAGCAAATCCGTATTATGAACAGTAATTGTACGACAGTAGCACAACTACAAGCAGCAACAAGTGGTTGCAATTTGGTTTACGAATTAGAAACTCCCGTTGTCATACCGATAACATCAAGCGTAAGAGTGAAAACGTTAAGTGGCAACAACAATATTTACCACAATGGAAATGGCGATATTAGCGTTAATTACTTCACAGATAAAGCGGATAATATTGCGGAGTTGATTAAGGCGTTTTTATAAGGCGGTAAGTGTATGACGGAAACAGTAAAACAATACTTCAATAGTATAAAATCACAACCGACAAGAACGGAAACTGTCAGAGTTAGCGAACAAACACAATTCTATAAAAGGCAAAAGTTAAAAGAAACATATTATTGGAATGGCAAAATAGATAGATTTTGCTAATTTAATTCGGTATAACTACTGTCGGTGGTGGAATAGGTAGACGCTATGGTGACGGGTAGAACACCACCTATTATGCTTTAGGTTGTAAGTCTAACCTTTATGGTAAAAAGAAACTAACTCTAAAGCCACTATTTAGTGATGGGCGTAAGGTTAAGTGTTTATGTTAGGTGCAAATCCTAACCCGACAGTTTTTAATTCGGTATAACTACAATTATGCACGAATGAATGAGGTGTCTTATGACAGAAGAGAAATTACAAGAGATAACAAAACAAATTCGTGAGACCATTGGTAATGGTTCTAACATTCTTGAGCAGGGTAGTGAAGATGATAAGTACAAATTGTTGGATATAATTGCATCTCTTCACAATGAACTCTACAAGGAAGTAAAAGGCGAGTATTACGATTATATGTACCATTGGGCAAACCTCGGATATGGTGGCGAGCCTAACGACAGTTTGTATAAAGACATTTAATCATTTATCAACAATCAGATTTACAAGGGAGGTTTAACCTCCCTTTTTTAATGAAAATTTTAGGAGGTAGATGCTATGGCATTGGACTTTATCAGAAGAGATCAGATAGAGGGTTATAAACTCCCTACTCTGCATGGACACGTTAAGATCAAGACTTATTATGCAAAGTCGGGCAATCTTGCAGAAGTGGTCGAGGGTGATAATATCGTAACTAATGCCCTCAAGGATATTTTTGCAAACAACTATCTCGGCTCTTTGAACTATGGTTCACAGCTCCCGATATGGTCTAAATGGTACGGAGGCATTCTCTGCTACGGCTCTACTCATACGCTCGATGCAGACAATTATTTTATGCCGAGCGATGATACGAGTAAGGTTATTGCTCACGCAGGCGATACGGCCCCTGGCTCTGCTACGATCTTCCAACAGGATAAGAAGAGAGGCAACCCTTTTGATGTCTCATACACAAGCAACTCAATCACACAATCTTTTGAGTGGGGTTCCGAGGCAGGCAATTGCGGAGCGGATGAGGACATCAAGGCAATCTCACTTTGTCACGTTGACATCGGTAATGCAGGCACGGGTAGCACATCCGATGCTTTTAAGGCTCTTAACCCGTTCGAGAGTGTTGGTTCTGTTCCTAACGCTACGATCTCACTTGCAGCTCCCGATAACGCATTCTGTCAGTATGACGAGAATCACTCGCTTTGGTTCCATCCTGGTGAGCCGTCAGACTATTACAGTGGTCATACATCGTTTAGTACAACTAAACTGACAGTAATCAAGAGAAGATTGCCGTATAGCAAGGTTGGTCTGTACGAGACTTTGGTGGCAGATGCGGTATATCCGGAATCGTTCACAGTAACATTAACCTCATTCTCGCTTTTCAATCAGCCGTCTTACTATTTTGACTATACGAATAAAAAGTTATGGATATTCTCTAACCTCACGGGAGCCACAGACGGCAATACAAGACAGACCTATGACAGTGAGACAGTTCACTATGCGATTATTGATTGCGAGGCAGAGTCTATTGACTCCGAGGGTACGATCGTATCAGATACGGCAGACCTCGCTCCTACATCTATGGAGATGTACCCGAACAGAAGTATTGCATACAATCCGTCAAGAATGAGAAATGCAAACATCATCAAAGACGGAAACTATGTATATCTGCCTATGACAGACGGAGTTGTATGGGGTAACTATCAGTCGGAGGGTGTGTCTAAATTTAATGTTAAGGCTCTCAAGAGAATTAACATCGTAAACCAGGCAGATCAGAGCACTATCTCATACAACGAGGTACAACAACAGTTCAAGTCATCCATGTTTGGCGGTGGAATCATTGTCAACTCGGGCAGAGTCATTAACGGCTCCGTTGGATATACTTGTGCATCTCCGTTATCGGAGGCAGAGGCAATACCTTGCTATGCTTGTCACGAGCCGTATAAGCCGTCAAGCCTTGTCACATACCTCGGAGCAGGCGGTGATAGCGGTTCACAACCTCGCTATATCTATGCCAATAAGTTCGTAAATACGACCTTGTATAACTTGGGTTCTGCGGTGCATAAAACGACCGCAAAGTCGATGCAGATTTCTTATCAGCTCACGGAGGTGTGATATGGATGGAAACATCGCAGGCATTGTCACAGCTCTTGTCTCGGGGTTGTGCGTAGCCATTCCGACAATAGTGGCTACGATCACGAGCAACAAGGCTCACGACAAAGTAATTGACGAGAGAATGCGGTTTATGACCGAGCAGATAAAAGACCTCTCGGCAAAGGTAGAAAAACACAACGAGTTCAACGACAGATTGATTATCGTTGAGCAATCCGTTAAGTCGGCCCATAAGAGACTCGATATGATAGCAAAGGGGGAACCGAAAAATGAATGATAAGACATACGACATTGTTAAGACAGTTGCTCTGATCTGTACTCCTGTGCTCACATTCTGCACGGCACTGGTCTCAATTTGGAATATCCCATATTCCGCAGAATTAACGGCTACATTCTCTGCACTCGACATCTTGTGCGGTGCAATCGTAGTTGTTGCAAAGAAAATTTACGATGACAAAAAGGGAGGTAAGTAAGATGGGTTCACTTTACGCAAAGGATGTAGTCGAGACAGCTCTTAACGAGGTCGGTTATATCGCAGAGGGTTCTAACCATTTATATACGATCTACTCTGCCGAACTCGATGCGGTCGATTATTTCAACACCAAAAAGAACGGAGCAGCCGATTGGTGTGCAATCTTTATTTGTTGGTGTATGTATGCCAATACCCGTAATGCTAACGGGGAGATTGAGGCAGACAAGTGGGATGCCGAGTATTTTCAGTATCAACCGGACAGAAGTACGGCAGCAGGGGTCGGCTATATGGCAGACTTCTACCAGGAGAACGATGCTTGGTATGGCGATACGCAGATGATCGAGAGAGGCGATATAGTTACGTTCCGTAATTATGCACACGTTGGTCTGATTGTCAGCTACGATAACGAGGGGTTCTATACAGTTGAGGGGAATACCGAGGGAATTGGTAAGGTCTCCAAGAGATATTACAAGTATAATGACCCCGATATTGACGGCTTTGGCAGACCTCGCTATGACGGATGGGAGTTTGTCACGGCAGAACCACCAAAGGAAGATGTAAAACCATCTCCCGAGACACTCAAAATCTGTATTGAGATTACGACAGAAAATGCAGATGCGGTAAGAGCAGCTCTCAAGGGAGCAAAGATCACAGTTATGTAATAGGCTTGCCTATTCCATATAAATACCCTCACGGGTGGGGTCTCCATGTCCGTCTCTTCACTTGGAGACCCTTTTAATTAACCTTTTATGGACTTCTGTTCATACGGGATACCTCTATCTATGAAAAGACCCTCGACTATATGTCGGGGGTCTTTTCTTTTGAGTGTGTAAGAATAAAAGTCTAAATGAGCACAATTATTATATCAGATTGTCACCAAAATGGCACCAAAGAAAAAGAGAAAACCGCTCAATGCCTTGTGGTTGAGCGGTTCTTTTGGTGGAGATGAAGGGAATCGAACCCTTTGTTGTATGTCCACAGGCGGTCATTTTGTCCTCAAACAATGGACTTTTGAGGGTTTAACCCTCGCTTTGTCCGTCAATTATGGACTCGTTGGCACCAAAAGTGGCACCAAGAGTGAGGTCAACTATTTTAGCTGCCTCTATTTCCTCCCCGTCATAAAAATGTCCGTAGACCGACATCGTGGGCATGGAGGCACTATGTCCTACAATGTCCTTAATCATCGTTTCGGGCATTGTGTTTTTCATAAGCGATATGAATGTATGTCGGAGGCTATATACGGAGCCTGGGAGGTTCCGTTCCTTTTTGAGCATATTCCAATGATTTCTCATCGTGCTTTGATTGCCCACAGAACCATCGGGGGAGCAGAATACCCATTCCGTTCGGAGGTTATATCTCTCGTTCCTTGCTATCGTCTGATCTAAAATCGCTCTTGCGGTCTTGCCGATCGGAACCATTCTACGGGCATTTTCATTTTTACCCTCGGTTATCTGATTCTTTGCATTCACAGCTCGGTTTATAAAAATGCGGTTGCCTTTTAGGTCTGACACTCTGATGCCGAGCAACTCACCTGGTCGCATTCCGGTAAGGACTCCGAGCATAAAAAGAGGATGATACCAGAGGTCGGAGGGTTCAAATAATCGTCTGACATCCTCTTTTTGTAGTATTTCCTTTTCTTTTCGGCTATGTCCTTTAGGGATATAGAGAGAACCTCTCAAGGGTTCGCACTGATAATCTTGATACCCAAACTTTACAACCGCAGAAATGATGGCACGGAGGTTTTTAAGTGTTTTCTCGGACAGTTCTCCCTTTTGCCCTTTGGCGGTATTTATCACGTTCTGCCAATCTCGGAGGGTAGTTTTGCACATCTTTTTGTCTCCGAGTTTAGGCACGATGTATAGACGGATATACTGTTCGTTTTGGTCATAGGCAGGCGAGTCTTTACCCCTACGGGCAACAAGATCATCGAGATATTCTTGGCAGACCCTTTTAACGGACTTTTCTCCCGTAGCCTCTCCATAGTACCAATTATCGTACTTGAGCTGACATTCTTTACGGCCCTTAATACCAGGCAGAGAAGATGAAAACGAATACCGCTTGCCGTCTCTTCTCGCTTGTATTCTCCATCTCTTGCCATCCCATCTTGGTCTATTCATTATTTACCCTCTTGTGTGTCTAACAATGCTTGATAATAAGCCATTAAACGTGCTCTGTTATCCTCGCTCAATCTGTCGAGGTCTATGGCAGATGTTCTCGCATCTTTGCCTCTCAAGACATCAAGGCTCACGTTAAAATAATCGGCAATCTTCTCTTCTGTCTCAAAGTTGGGTTCTCGCTCTCCCGTCTCATACATACCGACAGTTGACGGACTTATGCCCATAGCCTTTGCAAATTCCGCTTGTGTGATTCCTCTTGAAGTGCGGAGATATTTCAAGACTTCATTAAACTTTGTCATATATAGATACCATCCTTGCAAGACAATTATATACACGGCTTGTGTAATTTCCAACAACAGATTTCACAAAACGTGTTGACACAACTTCACGATTTGTGTATATTCTGATTATCACGAAACGTGAAATTTGACAAAGGGAGGTTTCCAATGAACGAGAAGTTAATAGCGTTGAGAGGTGACAGAACCCAGGAAGAGGTCGCAAAGGCTTTAGGCATCAGTATTTCTGCACTCTCTA